GGCGGTTCTTACGTTCAGCCGCAGTAATGATAGTTTCGCCTTTAACTTCGCCGTTGGTATCTACAACTTGTATTACCCAATTACCGCCGTCATTGCCACCCGATTCGCTCATTGCTTCCATAACGCCTTGTTTGATACCCTCAACGATTTGAGCATTATTCGCAACAGCCGTTTTGCCGTTAGTAAACTTACCGACTAATTCGGTATGGTTCGCCATAAACAGTCCATCTTCGGGGAAACCGCCGTTAGCGTGTGCAGGGACATCGACTTTCATATCGTCAACAGAACCGAGATAATCTTTAATCATTTTAAGAATATCCTGCTGTTCCTTGTACGCATCTTTTTCGCCGTAATAGCCCCAATTCCACGCCCAAGCGGAAATATCTTTCCAAAAGTTTCCGGGATCGCTCATAGCGTTTGCGTTTAAGCCGTTGTAAACACCCCAAATGACATCATTGAACTGTTTATTTACGGCTTCCAACTGTGCATTATAACTTTCTGCAAGGGTAGCCAAGTCAGCATCACTGAAACCTAACGCACCGCCAAATTCGGTTTTATCGAGTTGAATTAACTGTTTGAGCGTACTTACGCTTGAGGCGTAATTCGTTTTCAAAATAGCAAGGTATTCATCTCTATCGGCAATCAAGTCATCCAAAGAAGAAGCAACATCGTCTTTGTTGAACCCGGCGTTAATACCTGCGTTTTTCGCTTCCTGCAACGACATACTCCACGATTCCGCAGCGGTGTTGTCAGAAAGAGTAAACTTGTTCATTTCCGCTTTGAGTTGTTCAAGTTTCGTTCTCTGTTCAGAAGTGATATTACCACCGTTAGAAGCAACTTCGTTTAATACCTGTTGATATTCAGCGTTTAAGCCGTTTACCTTAACAGAAAGTAAATCTTGTGCTGCTTCAAGTGAGTTTACCAAACCGCCTAATCTTGCAGTAAGTTCAGGTGTGATATTCATTTCAATACCCGTCTTAATGCTTGCCATAAGGCTACCGATAGCGGCTTCATTTACGGCGTTAGCAGCATTCGCTAAACTTTGGAAAGCATCGCTTAACTGCTGAATTTTCTTCGTGCTGACATTATCGCCCTGAACGGAAGCCCACAAAGTGTTATAATTGAATATAGCATCCGTGAGTTCTGCGTTTGCTGCATTCAGCGTGTCATTCCATTCTTGCTGTTGACCGATACCTAATGCACGGAAGTAGTTTTCTAATTGTGCGGTACACTGTTCGATAGCAACACCGCCAACTTTCCAAAACTTTTCCATTTCTCTATCTTTTGCGGCTTCGCTGACGGCTTTAATACCACCAACTACACCCGAGATAACGGCAACTACTGCACCGATAATAAGCCCGACCGGTCCCCACATCGCATACATAGCAACGCCTACGAGTGCGAGAATAGGTATGAGTTCAAGTAAGCCCTGACCGACTGACTTTGTACCCGTAGCCATATCGTAAATAGCGTTATGGCAGATTATCGCTTCTCCTGCTAACAAGGCAACACTTAAAGCGGCTTTTTTCCAAACGGAAGTGTTCTTAATCGAATTATAGGAATTCTTCAAACCTTTTCCCATTTTGGTAAATACATCGCCGATTTTGATACCTTTAATCGCAAGCGTTAAAGTGAGAATCGAAGCAACGAGAGCCGTTATTTTAGCGATAGCACCTGCGACATCCCAACCCGAGAATTCGACTTCTTCAAACATTTGCGTATAATCGTTATTCACATCGGGCTTTGATAAAACATTGATTTCGTCAAAACCTACGGTTGCTCTCTTAATATCGTCAAGGGACTTTTTATAGTCCTGTGCATATTTTTTCGCCTGTAAGAACGTGTCCTTACCTGCAATTCCTGCACTAATCAAGCCGATGCTGTTAGTAATATCGACAAACGCATCGCCAAGCCTGATAACAGTAGGTAAAAGCGATTCCATAATAGGCATCAAGGCAGAACCTAAACTGTTTTTTATGTACAAGAATTCGGTTTTGTAAGCCGACATAACTCTGTTCGCTTCGTTGCTGAACTTCGCCATATTTTGGAAGCCCTCTGTAACGGCTTGCATAATTTGCGAAAGTAGATAACGAATCATTCGATACATCATTACATTGCCGAATTTGCTGATAAGTTTTCCTAACGGCTGTTTGGTTTTCTTGACAGATTTGCCGAGAGAATCTACCGCCCGAGAATGTTTTTTCGCTGCTTGTTCGAGTTGCGAATATTGCAGTTTCAAAGCAAGCAACTGTTTTTGAAGATTGAACCACGAAGTAGTATCAATGTTTCCACTTTCTTTGAGTTGCTCCATTCTTTCAATGAGCAGGGTAGCCGACAAATCAAGTTTCGTCATTTTGTCCGTAAGCGTGTCCGTAAAGTCGGTTGCACCTATAAACGCTGATTGATCGCCAAAGTCGGCTTGTTTTTCAGCCAACATTGTAGTAATTTGCGTTTTGGTGGCGTTGAGGCTATCAACGGAAGATTGATAACTGCCGATAATCGTATCACATTGAGTTTGAACATCGTCAAGCCATTCAGGACGGGTGTTTGCGGCTTCTCCAAAGCGTTCTCCCACGTTTAACACTTCTTCTCTTGCACGGTTTACTTCTGCAACAGCAGAATCAACACCTGCACTTACAGCCGTAGTGTCGATAGTAGGAGTGCCGAGATTGATATTGTTCAGGAAGTTTTGATAACTTTTAAGTTTATCCAAATTCTTCGTAATGGAAGTAATTTGACTTTCAAGAGTATCAAAGTTTACCTTTGCAATACCTTTTAATTGTTTTTGGATAATAGAAAAAGAGTTAGACTTGCCAATGCGGTCTAACTTTTTGAGTGAAGATACCAAAGCATCTATACTCTTATCCGCAGTGGTAGCAGATTCAACTATATCTATCTGTAAAGAATCAATGGTGTTATCCATATGCTTTGTACCTCCTTATTCTTTATTTTTGTTAGCCCGTGAAGCCATTCTTGCCCTTGCCATTTCAAACCTTGCTTCTCTTGCTTTGATTTCACGAAGTTCGGCTTCTTTCTCGGTACGGGGGAAAGGTTCGTTCGGGTACGGTAGCGGTTTTGTACCTTGTTTAGCGAAAGCGTGAAGTAAAGGCGATACATCGCATAACGCTTCGTAAATGTACATACCTTGCAACCATAATTCTTCGTTTTTACGATCTAACTGCATAGCGTGAGCCTTGCGATAATATTTCGTCAAGGTGCAGTCCTGATTCCAAAACTCGTCTGCGGTCATTCCTATTGAAAGATAATAGGGAAAAACCTCGTAAAATTGTTCCGTGTAAGTTTTTACGGGGGCGAAAGATTTCTTTGCACCCCCGTTTTCGCCTACGGGCAGTGAATCACTTACTAATTCACTGTCCAATCCACGTTTCCCTCATCGCTTTCCGGTTCTGCCATAATCGCTAAAAGGGGTTCATTATACATTTCAACGAGAGTCGAGAAAAGTTCTTCACGGTTTTTCATCTTGGCAAAGATACCGTCAATTACTTCTCGTTTCTCGAACTTGTGATGAGCCAAGAACGCCCCTGCAAAAAGTTGAGGGAGAACGCTCATAGGTTTATCCGTTACATCCCCGATAGTGAAACCCTGTTTTTCCAAGATTTCAACGCTCTTACGGGTGTATTCAAGCGTATAATGTTTATCGTTTATCGTGAACTTAATCTGTTTTGCCATTGTTATTTACCTCCGTGAATTAAGATGCTTCGTTATCTTCCGTAAGTGCGGTGGACGGGGTAATGGAAATCTTCATTTCGAGAACTTCGTTTACGCCCTTGCCGACAATACTTACGTTCAACTTGCCTTTGCACTTGTACTTACCATCGCTACCCGTAGGAGTGGTGGTATCGCCGTTTTCCGTGCCGCCGAACCAAATAGCGAAATTCTTTTCTTCGCCTTTCATAGCACGAAGTTTATCGAAGTCCGTCTTGGTGTAGTTCGCCGTGAACTCCAACGGATCGTTGGCTTCGATACCCTCATCGTAAACGTGTCCTCTGTCAGAAAGAGTGGTCTTTTCCAACTTTTCGGGGACAGCGAACAAATCGGGGAAATCTTTAATGTCCACGAGTTTCGTGTAAGCATTTGCGGATTCCGCAATCATTAAGAATGTTTTATAACTAATCATAGTTATTACCTCCTGAATATTTCTTTATTTTTTGAAATGACGGCAACATATCTACCTATCAAGCGAGATACATTGTCGGTGTTAAAAGGTTGTTTAGTCAATCGGGTAAACCCGAGAGCAGACATTACTTCGTCCACAACCTTAAAGATGTTTTTGCATTCCGTCTTACGCCCTTGCTTTTTGTTCGAGAACACATAGGCTTCGTACATAACCTGTGCGTGGTTTTCCTTACCGCTACTGTCTTTCGTTTTATCGTAAGAACTGTTATCGGCTTCGTACAACGCCACACAAGGAAATTCCGCAGGGGAGTATGTAGGTTCGCTTGTGAAGTGAATGCCTTTGTAAACGGCTTCTACTTTCGTCTTAACTGTGGTATAAATTTCGTTTTCGCAATCAATCACTACCAAACACCTCCTTTGCGATTTTCAAAATTTCAGAGCGTATTTTCTTTCCTGCTTCCCACATACAGCGGTTTGCAGGGTTGCCGTGAGTATAAACCAAACCTTTTTCCCTCAAGCGTTCGTCTTTTGGCGGTTGCCCGTTCGTTCCGGGTTCTCCCTGATAATACCAAAAGTCATTCTTACCACGACCTTGCCCGTAGCCACCACGTTCGTAGCCGAACTCGGTAGCCTGTGGGTGCGATTGTGCAGCATAGTGAACACCCGATCCAAACTCGATAAAGAGAATGCTACTGCCCGATGCTTTCACAATTACCCGGTTATCGTCCACCCAAATCGGTTCTTCCACCTTAACATCGTTAGTGCCGCCATATTGTGCGGTTCTAAATCGTGTTTCGGCTTCTGCAACCCCGATTTCTGCAAGCCGTTGAAGAAACAGTTTTCGCTTTTCGTGGAAGCGTTTACGGAATTCTTCGACCTGTTTAATGGCTTCTGATACATTTCCTAAATGGACTTTAATTCTCATCGGGAACTTCCTTGCTTATGGCTATCGCAAAAACATTTAGAGATTTTGCAATGGCTTTTACAATGTAATCGTGAACGGGCGTTTCATTCGGGTTATAGGGTTCGGGTTGAATATCAACGCAGAGAAGCGAATTTTCGTCAATCGGGCAGTTAATGTCATCTACGATAATTACTCTTTCGTATTTGACATTCGAGCCAAACAATTCAACTTGCTTTTCGCCTACACCTGCGGAAATATTGCCTTTGCATTCAACGGGAACGTGATACCTCAAGACTTTTTCGCCTGTTTGATAGCCGTCATTATCAACGGCATCAACATTATCCCGATACAAATAGTAATAAAAACTTCGTTGATTTTTCTTCAAGGTTCTCATTACAACACCCCACAATGCGGAACAATGTCTTTCAACATACTTTCAGGAACATCCCCACTTTCGTAGGTGCGTTCGATTCCGTTTTCGTTGTGTTTAATTTCGCCCTCTGCACCTCTCTTACCGAGAAGATAGTTGGCGATATTTACTTGGGTGTGGTGGTGTTTTGCAGGGATGTCATCTTCGGTTTTCTTATCGTCAAAAGGGTAAAGGCGTTCCAATACTTTCCCGGCAGCGATAGAAAGGTAGGCAGATAAAATCGCTTCATCTTCGCTATCGCCGTACATATTTTTGAGCAATGTTAATTTTTCAGCGTTCGTCATAGCCTACCTCCATCTTGTTTTTATTAAAGCGTAACGATTTTTGCAATAGCAATCTTCTTATGAGGGAAGAATGCTTTGTTTGCTCCGTTTTGACCGTTGCTGATAAGCGACCAATTAGAACCCGTTTCAAGTTCTTCATCGGTGGGGGACTTGGTTGCAGGAGTACCTACGAACGAAAT